GGCGGAAGGAACGGCCAAGCCGTACTCCAGCATCACGTTCACCCCAAAGATCACCGGTGTGTCCACCATCGCTCACCTGTTCAAAGCGTCGAAACAGATTCTGGACGACTTCGCACAACTAGGTTCGACCATCGATATCGAAATGCGTTATGGGCTGAAGTACGTCGAAGAGCAGGAAATTCTGTTCGCCGACGGTACCGGGGTTCACTTGCACGGCATCGTGCCGCAAGCCTCCGTCTACGATCCAGCGTTCGAGGTCGATCACCAGTCGGGCATTGATGACCTGCGCCTGGCGATGCTGCAATGCCAGCTGGCTCGTCTGCCTTCGAGCGGCCACGTCCTGCACTTCATGGACTGGGCAAAAATCGAACTGACGAAAGACACACTCGGTCGTTACATCCTGGCCAACCCGCTGGGCTTGGCTGGCCCCGTGCTCTGGGGCTTGCCGGTGGTGGCCACCGAAGCGGTGGGTTTCGAAGGGAAGTTTCTCACCGGGGCCTTCCAGACCGGCGCGCAGCTCTTCGATCGCGAGGACGCGAACGTGGTGATCAGTACCGAAAACGCTGATGACTTCGAGAAGAACATGATAACAATCCGCTGTGAAGAGCGGCTGGCTCTGGTGGTCAAGCGTCCGGAAGCCTTCGTCTATGGCCCGTTCACTGCCCCTGAACCTGCGGGCGGTTGATCCTCACAAGGCCGCCACCGGGCGGCCAACTGGAGAACACCATGAAACTGATTACGCTGAAGCCGTTGTACCTCGGCGGTAAGACGGTGGTTGAGGGACGGTCATTCGAAACACACGACCAGCACGGCCGCGAGCTGATCGCCAAGGGCTATGCCGCGCTCGATGAATCGGACGCCGAACCGGTTGTCACCCTGGAAGAGGAACCCGTCGTTAACTCGATGACGCTGACCAGTGGGCAGTTGAGTTTGACCCCATCGGATGCAGCGGTGGGTGATGATGGTCCCGCCCCGGGCAAGGCCGCCACAGCGAAGAAAAAGAAGGCGACCTGATCATGGGGGCGATATCGGTTGATTTGGCGATGCAGCATTTGCGTGCAGAAACTGAAGACCGGGGCTATGTCGAGGTGTTGCTTGCTGCCGCCGAGGACAGTGCTGCGCAGTACTTGCAGCGTTGTTTCTACGTCGATACCGTCGCCTTGGCGGCTGCGGTCCTCGACGGTGTGGCAGGTGATGATCCAATAGTGATTGCTCCATCGATCACGGCGGCGTGCCTGCTCATCCTCGGCCACTTGTACGCCAATCGTGAGGACAGCGTGACTGGCGTCAATGTCGCATCGGTCATCGAATTGCCAATGGGCTCGAAGTCGTTGCTGCATCCTTACCGGGTGAAGATGGGGGTTTAAATGGCCTACCGAGAACCAGGTGCAGGCGAGCTGGATAAGCATGTGACCCTGCGTCGACGTGATGATGAGCCCGCTGATGACATGGGGTTGGATTCGGTTTTCTCAGACCTCAATCCTCGGTGGGCGAAGATTGAACCGGTGGGCTCTGCCGTGTACACGGGCAGTGTTCAAACCGAATCGAAAATAACCCATCGCGTGATCCTGCGTTATCGCAAGGGGATCACGACCGCGTTTGAGGTTGTTCACGGCGATACGCTGTACCGCGTGAGGCGTGGTTTCAATATGAACGGAAAAACGCGATTCACTGTTCTCGAAGTTGAAGAGCTGGGTCTTACGCAGGTGGACGGAGGTATCTATGTCTAACTCGGCATCGCTTGATAGTTACCTGCACATTGAAGGTTTCGACAATTTTGAGCGTGAAGCATTCGACAAACGCAAGATTCGCGGTGGAATGCGAAAGGTTGGACTGCTTGTAACTCAGAAAGCTCAAATGAACCTGGCTTTGAGTAAAGGGCAGGATGGCTACCCGGTCAATCGTACAGGAGCTACGGTCGAGTCGATTAGCTTCAAGGTGTCTCGTGCGGGTTTTCTCGTTCGAATCGCGCCGTCTAAAACATCTGCGATGGAAGAGTTTTATCCCGCCTTCCTCCACTACGGTGTTAAAAAAGGAAGGAAACCGGCAAAGCTCGCGCCCGGGATGGGCAAGGGGCGGAAAAATCGAAGGGCAGCTGGCGCGCGGGCGAGGCTCGTCGCCGAGCGCGCGGCTGGCGAATGGCGGATCAAGCCACGTGATAACTACATGGCTGATGCCCTGCAGGATTCTTCTGCGCAGGTCGAATCAATTTTGAAGTCCGCGTTCGCCGCTGCGTTGTCGTGACTTGCGAAACTCCTTTGGGATAGGCTTGCGCTTCTATTTACAGGGAGTTGTCATGAAACTATTGAACCTGTTTGCTCCTATCGCCATGGTGGCGATGGTCATGAACGTGAATGCAGCCGTGGCAGCTGACAAAGCACCAAGTGCTGCGATCGACCGTATCACGCTCATTTACATGAACCACAAGGTTTACCCGAAAGGCTCTGTCGAGTGTGAGTCGAAGGTGGTTGGCAGTCGGTCTATGATCGGCTGTTGGAACTACACACTCGATGGGAAAAGCCCACCGCAGGTCTGGCTTTACGAGGCAGAAAAGTTCAAACCGGTAAATGGAAGCGCTCGCCAATTGGCCGAGACTAAATTTTCCAGTGAGTCCGATATCGCAGTTATGAAGCTCCCCCTGCCATCCGACATTGATGTTGGTTCTGTAGTGGAAAGTTTTAAAAAGGGCTGAATAGCTTCTTCAAAAAAACCTCGCTGATGCGGGGTTTTTTTATACCTGGGATTTAATCAATGAAATTGAACCCTATCGTTGCTCACATTCGAGCGACATGTCCCACCTTTGCCGGTCGAGTCACTGGTGGCATCGACTGGGATGCTGTTGTCGAAAGCGCAAAACTCACATTTCCCGCGGCGTATGTCATTGCGTCGGCAGATGTTGGCGGGCCGAACAAAGCCAAAACCGCCGTCATTCAAGACATCACTGATCAGTTCGCTGTGGTGATTGTTCTGGAGGCTGGTGATGAGCGTGGCCAGGAGGCCAATGATTTGTTGCACGACCTGCGCGCCGAACTCTGGCGATCCTTAATCGGTTGGTGCCCGGCCCCGGAATACGAGCCTGTCGAATATGGCAAAGGTGCGTTGCTTCATACCAGCAGGGCGCGGGTGGTGTACCAGTTTCTATTCACTTCCGAGTTCCAGCTCGGACGTAGTAAGCAAAGTGATCCGGCCGAGACGTGGCATGAACTTGAGCTTGATGGCTTGGCACCGTTCACTGGCGTGACCTTCGACATGGACTGCATCGACCCGGCAGATCCGAACCTGCAACGACCTGGCCCAGATGGGCGCATTGAAGCGAAATTCTCAGGAGACGTAACACCATGACCAAACGCATCACTGTGGTGCCGGCCTCTGGCCGCTCTGTGCCCGATCCGGAGGCTGGCGACTTGTTGCCTGTTGAAGGCAGGGAAGTCCCAGATAACGCGTGGTGGCGTCGCCGCCAGGCGGATGGGGACGTAACCCTCAAGGCTGATAAAGCCCAATCCACCAAGGGCGTCACCACGCCGAAACCCGAGGAAGCGCAATAATGGCTATCGGATTAAGCAACATCCCCGCCGATGTGCGTGTGCCGCTGTTCTATGCGGAGATGGATAACTCGGCGGCCAACAGTGCATCGTCGGCCATGCGCCGGCTGATCGTTGCCCAGGTCAACAGTAACGCCACTAGCGAAAGCATTGGCCAGCTGGTGCTTGTGTCGAGCCTGGGTCTGGCCAAGGATATCGGCGGGCAAGGCTCGATGCTGGCGGCGATGTACGAAACCTGGCGCAAGACTGATCCGATTGGTGAGATCTGGTGCCTGCCGTTACAAAGCGAAACCGGTACCGCAGCCACAGCGACCGTCACCATTACGGGTGCGGCGACCGAACCGGGCTTGTTGAATCTTTACGTTGGCGGTGTTCGCGTGCAGTCGGTAGTCGTTTCGACGGCTACGCCGGCCATCGCGGCATCGGCCTTGGCCGTGAAGATCAACGCCACTCCAGACCTGCCGGTCACTGCTGTGGCCGCGGCGGGCGTGGTCACACTCACTTGCAAGTGGAAAGGTGAGAGCGGCAACGATATCGGTCTGGTCCTGAACCGATTGGGCAAGTCAAATGGCGAGGCCACCCCTGCGGGCCTGACCGTTGTTACGACCCAGCTGACGGGTGGCGTCGGTGCGCCTGACCAGATCGACGCGGTGGCAGCGCTGGGCGATGAGCCGTTCGAATTCATCTGCGTGCCCTGGTCGGACACCACCACGCTGAATGCGTGGAAAGATGCGATGGATGACAACACTGGCCGCTGGAGCTGGGCCAAGCAATTGTTCGGCCACGTCTACACGGCGAAGCGCGGCACCTTGGGTACGCTGGTAGCGACAGGCCAGGCCCGCAACGATCAGCACATGACCATCCAAGCGGTGGAGCCAGGCGTGCCCCAGCCGGTCTGGGTGCAGGCAGCGGCACTTGCGGCGCGCACTTCGGTATTCATCTCGGCAGATGCCAGCCGGCCAACACAAAGCGGCTCGCTGCCCGGGCTGGATCCGGCGCCGGCCAGCGAGCGGTTCACGCTCACGGAGCGCCAATCGCTTCTGACCTACGGTCTTGCAACGGCCTATTACGAAGGTGGCTATGTGCGCATCCAGCGCTCGATCACCACCTACCAGAAGAACGCGTATGGCCAGGCGGATAACTCGTACCTGGACAGCGAGACCATGCACCAGTCGGCGTTCATCATTCGACGCATGCAGAGCGTAATCACTAGCAAGTATGGCCGCCACAAGCTGGCCAGCGACGGTACGCGCTTCGGTGCCGGCCAGCCGATCGTCACGCCGAGCACCATTCGCGGCGAGCTGATTGCGCAGTACGCCAAGCTCGAGCAGGAAGGCCATGTGGAAAACGCCGACCTGTTCGCCGAGCACCTGGTGGTGGAGCGCGACAGCAATGATCCGAGCCGGGTGAACGTGTTGTTCCCGCCGGATTACATCAACGGCCTGCGCATTTTTGCGCTGCTCAACCAGTTCCGCCTCCAGTACGACGCCGCCGCGTAACGCTGACCACGATCACCAAGCCCGCCCCGAGCGGGCTTTTTCATTCTGGAGATACAACCCATGGGCAAAAAAGTAGCGGGCACGGCCTACATCAAGGTGGACGGCATGCAGCTGACCGTCACCGGTGGCGCCGAAGCGCCGTTGATGGATAAAAAACGGGAGACGGTTTATCCGGGCTTCTACAAGGAAGAGGAACTGGCGCCCTATCTGAAGATGACCGCCATCCATGACCCGGCGCTATCGATCAAGACGCTGACCGAAGGAACCGACATGACGGTCACCTGTGAATTCAACAACGGCAAGGTCTACGTGCTCTCGGGTGCGTACCTGGTCGACGAGCCGACGTCGAAAGGTGATGACGGCACCATTGAACTGCAATTCGACGGCATCAAAGGGGTGTGGCAATGACGGGCGTTGTAAAACTTCAAGTGGCCATCGAGGCCCACGGCGTGCCTTTGACCGAACTGACGCTTCGTCGGCCGACCGTCCAGGAAGTGCGCGCCATCAAGGCGCTGCCGTATCGGATCGACAAGAACGAAGAGGTTGGGCTCGACATGGATGTAGCGGCGAAATACATCGCGGTCTGTGCGGGCATCCCGCCGTCATCGGTCAACCAACTGGACCTGGTTGACCTCAACGCGCTGAGCTGGGCGGTCGCCGGTTTTTTCATGAGTGCGGCGTCGGCTCCATCAACGACCTGATTTCAGTCGCCTACGACCTGGCCTGGTTCTGGAAGGTTGACCCCGAACAGATGATGGCCAGGCCACTGGATACGCTCACGGAATGCCTTGAGCACGCCCAACGCATTAACGAAC